TACGGCTAAGTTGGCCAAATGCGCTCTCTGGGCAAAAATCGAATTAAGTATACGATAAATCAACATAGATACGATATTCCATTAATTCATCTTCTGTAAGCATATTTTTCTTTGCCTCAACTCACAATCCTGCGGTATCCCGTCTTTAAAGTTTATCGTTAAAGACCCGTGTATCTTTTTCTCTTTTAAATACGGAATATCAGAATCCCTACTAAAATTATAACTAAAAATATCGTACCAGTCAAATATTATTTTATCTTTTTGCATACATTAGTCTCTATATAATGCCAAATAAGCAATAGGGGACTGACTAATATCAATAAAATAATAACGAGAATAAAGACTATTTTGTTTATTTTTTTCATCTTAACTTCAACCTTTTAAACGCGCGGTACCTGATAGCGTCTACTAAAGAGAACCCAGGGAAACGGGTCATAGTCTTTTTAGCTTCGTTATACCATTTATCTTCATCGGCATAAGTCATAGGTTTTTTTTCCTGCACCACAATAGCTTTTTTTCCGCGCACCAGACTAGACGCTTCTTCAAACATCTGAGAATGCGCATCTAGGAGATCATCATGTTCGCAAAAAGGAAACTGTAAAAACTCTAGTTTATATAACTGCACAAAATCGTAAGTCTTACCGTCATACTCAGACCGGAAATATAATACTTCCGGAAAGAAGAACACCCCTTGCGACCACGGGGCTTGTAGCCTGTTACGCACGCGGTCTATCTTGTCTTTAGAGGCGGTCTTAGCTTCTTTGACCATAAAGAACTTATTACGTTTCCGCTGTTCTATCTTGATAGTCTCTAAATCGCCCTGCCTACCTCCCGTCACTTCCCACGTCACCCATTTAAGATTAGACGACCGGCCTATCATGTCGAACAGTTTATCTATTCTTTGCGCTACTTCCAGTTTATCCCTTATCCCTTCTAACAAATAATGCTGTCCTAGACTATCTATTCCCCACCTTTGCATGACGGTATAATCTGATTTTTTCTTTAACGTAGAGGCAGGGTCGCAACAGATATACTGAGCTAGACCTTCCGGTAACTGACGATACACGTTCTTTCCCCACCAGGCTTCCTGAAACACCGCGTCTTTAGGGTTAAAAGGTTTTAAGAGATACTGACTGGCCACGTCATAGGGCGACATAGACTGGTCAGCTTTAATGGCAGTAAAGGCTTGTTCATTTATCCGTTCAGGGAACAGGTAATTACCAGCTGAATCATGCACGGGGACTACGGATTTAGTGAACTCGATGTTGTTTAACAGGTTTATGTGCAGGTCGTTAAAGTGGTAGATAGTGCCTATTACTTTCTCCCTCGGTACAGAAGGGTTATCGTATAGCTGGCGAAGGCTCGAATAATAATCTTTCGATTGCTGGATCTGGGTATCGTTAGTAACGGAATCTTTGTTCACTAAGTCGTCTACCGTTATTAAGTCGAAATGAAAACCGGTGATGTTAGTACCGACGCCAGCGCACATCACGCTAGGCTCTTTTAATATCCTGGTCCTCTTTGGGATAGTAAACTGCTCGTTTGACCCGAACTCTACTTTACCTACCGTATTGACTTTAGGGCAATATTCACGAAAGAAATACCGGAACGTTTTATTTGACACGAAATGGTCCCGCATCTCCCCTACGCATTTCTTCGCCACCTCTAACGTGAAACTGACTATTAAAATACGGGCGTTAGGGTTGTTCACTAAATACCACATATTATGCGCGACATTGATTATGCTGGTCTTGAAGAAACCGCGACTCCATAAATAGAGCAGGCGTTTAGGAGACGGGTCTATAAGACGGAACTCGTTTAAAGCGTTCATCTCTTTCTCATGGAAGGCTCCCGTATCCTGGTAACCCAGCATAAAGACAAAGGCAGGAAAGGACTCCATGAACCTGGCTTGCATGAACAACCTGGGCGCTTCGTAGTTAGGCGACTCGTTCGCCTGCTTAGCCCTCTCTTGCGCCCTGGAATACAGCAGAGAATAAGCGTCCAGCTGGTCTTTAGTCAGTATCTTTGTAAAATCAAACGTTTTTTGTGGAGGCATTGATGATGATATTCCTTAACTTTTCTGCCCTATCCTTGACCTGATGAAACCACCGTGACAAGATCATCTCTTGAGAAGCAAGAGGCCAGTCTTTCTTTATCAATGCTTCCCTGAACTTAACGAACTTCGATAACCGGCTGAACCCTAGATTATAGGCCATATCAATAACGGCTTCACGTCTGGGGATGTTTAACTCGTCAAAATGGGGGGATAAGAACTGGGTCGCGTCTTTAATGGCGATACCGTAGACTATATCAAAGATGTAATCGGCGTGAGCGGGGGATAACGTCTCGTACCCCGTCCTTATACTCTCCGGCACGTTCTTCGCTATTACAGGATCGTCTATGTTGAACCCGTACCCTATCGTCCGTTTACCGGCCGGACATTTGTATATCTTGCCGCTAAAACCCTCAAACTTCTTCGTCATCGATCTCCCTTCTTCATACATAAAACCACCTAAATGAAAGTAAGCGGGATAGCGGCACCGGTAAAGAACTCCACTATCTTCCACTTTACGTCCCCTTTCCTCGATAACCAGAATAACGATTCATTCATCTGACCCTTCCCCCACCCCAACCGATACCCTCCGTATCGTTGGTATAATAAATATCCCATTGTTTGTCTTTAGTAAAGACAGAGACGGTACCACTACCTGGTTGTTCTTTCCTTTCCTTCTGCTCTACTTTCACTATCTCATCATAATTTAAATCGTCCCAGAACGAACTTACCGCAGGAGCGTCCCTCAACATCATACACCAATGACTATCATGTCTTATCGCTCCTGGACTCTTCTCCCCTTCCCCTTCTTCCCAGTCCCACATCAACTCGTATCCTTGTGAATAAAAGATTATCCCTGCAATCAATAACGATATTAATTTTTTCATAAAAAAAATGCTAAAATTTTTTGTGGACGGGAAAGGGGGCTTACCCCTATTTAACGTGTACTACCCCATCGTCCAGCCCCGACCCCTAACCTTCCCTGCCTACTGCCTATAATACACATAATGTTAACTTTTGCTATCATCTATAAGTCCTTGATTATCAACCACTTGCGTTACGTCGGGGCTCCCTGTCAGTACATTATGGGGGGCGTATCGTGACAATAGAGCCGCGTCTTCCGTGTGGATATGTACACTTACAGCGCTCTGGTCCTGCCAAAGTCGTAGATATTTCCCTAACAATTCGCAAACCCGGGTTCTGTCTGCGGGTGACGCGTCAGTTTCCCGCAATATTTTGTCCAAATTCCCCAAAACGTAGTCTGGGGTTAATTTTTTGGTAGAAAATATCTCAGAGTAACAGCTTTGCACAGCGGGGTGATTACGTGAGTTATGCGTTATTGATGTTACATTACTATATCCAGCTAACTTCATTGATGTTGATATTGATTTACCTTTACTTAAGTTCTCTTTTAGAATAGCTTTCCGAATAGGATTTACTTTACTAATCATAATATCACTCTAAATTGACTTAATTACAACTTAACTCTATTACAACTTAACTTAATTGCCGATCCATTCAAGAGCCTATCGCTATACCTTACCTTATATATAGGAGAGCTGGTTCAGGGTGCATATAGCATATAGTTAGTATCAATTAGATTCCAGAAAATCAAATAATCGGGATAACGTAGTCCAGGACTACGATATATTTTTTGCTAAACCTCTTGACAATCGTATACAGTATGTTACACTATAGTTGGCAGGACGGATTATGAGATATCAAATAACAGAAAATCAGGATACCGGATCAGCCGTTTACTTGGCAGGCTGGCTATTATATAGCCGGTCTATCTTGCGCCAGTCGGCGCATCGCGCCGCGGATTACAGCGGCACAAAACAGGGGGGTGTTATGAAGATAGAGATTAGACATAAAACTACAAGAGAGATTATCAAGACCGTAGAGGCAGAAAGCCTGCGTGAGGCTAACCTGCGTGGGGCTGACCTGCGTGGGGCTGACCTGCGTGGGGCTGACCTGTATGGGGCTGACCTGTATGGGGCTGACCTGTATGGGGCTAACCTGTGTGAGGCTAACCTGCGTGAGGCTAACCTGTATGGGGCTAACCTGTATGGGGCTGACCTGTATGGGGCTAACCT